TCCTTCGAAGAGGACGACTGGCCCATTCCCCATGGGAATTGCTAATGTCGGAACAAGACTTATATCTTAGATTTAAAGCCGAGAAGGGTCTCGAGCAAAGAGGTTTGGCGGGCAAGGAAGAGTATGTTCAGCGACTCAAGGTTGAATTAGAAGACATCTCAGTAATGAATTTTACTTCTTACTTCTTGGTCGTAGCTGACTATGTGGGCTGGGCGAAGAAGCAAGGTATCCCAGTTGGGCCAGGAAGAGGTTCTGGTGTGGGCTCTCTTGTAGCTTATTGCTTGAAAATCACAGATGCAGATCCAATAAAGTATGGGCTCCTTTGGGAAAGATTTTTGAATCGTGGTCGGATATCAATGCCAGACTTTGATATTGACTTCTGTATGCGTAGACGCGGCGAGGTTATCGAATACGTTGTCAACAAATATGGTAGCGAACAAGTAGCTCAGATTGGCACTACTGGTACAATGAGGGCTCGTCTTGCAATTAGAGATACGGCCAGAGCGTTAGGACTCGATCCGGAAACTATTGATAGATATGGGAAGCTTGTTCCCGATGAAGCTAGAGGTGGCCAAGGAGATCACGCTGTTACTCTTGCCAAATGTTTAGATCCCGATCCTCTATTCATCCAGTCGCACAAGGAGCAACTTGATAAATTCAAGATGGCCTATGACAGAGACAAGAGCTTTCACGAAGTCATTAATCGTGCTGTAGAAATTGAGGGAGTGCCAAAGTCAATAGGCACTCATGCAGCAGGTGTAGTTATATGGGATCGACCATTAGCAACTGTTGTCCCCCTTGCTCGAACAAAAGAAGGCCTCCCTGCGACTCAGTGGTCTGATAAAGGGGTGGAGAGTATCGGGTTGGTCAAATATGACTTTCTTGGACTCCGGACACTTACTGTAATCGACGATACGATAAAGAATATTAAAGCTCGTACGGGTATCGAGATTGATTGGGATAAGATAGACGAGAATGACCCTGCTACTTTTGAGATGTTGTCTGAAGGGGATACTTTTGGTGTGTTCCAACTTGCTGAAGATGGTATGCGTGGGTTTACTAGAGATTTTAAGCCATCTTCTATTGAGGACATCGCGACTATCTCGGCACTTTTCCGTCCTGGTCCTCTGGACAATGGTATGGTGTCTCAGGTCCTTAAAGTACGTCGAGGAGAAGTTGAGCCGTCTTACCCTATTGCCGGAATAAAACATATTCTTGAACCAACTAATGGTGTTCTTACTTACCAAGAACAGGTTCTTGCCATAGCTCGAGCAGTAGCTGGCTACAGCTTATCTGAAGCCGATCTTCTCAGAAGAGCTATTGGTAAGAAGCAACCTGTTGAGATGGCTGCTCAAAAAGAGAAGTTCATTACAGGGATGCTAGCTTCTGCGTATACTAGATCCGTAGGAGCGGAGCTCTTCGGAGTCATCGAGCGGTTCGCCGACTATTGTTTGAATAAGTCACATGCTATTGCCTACAGTATCATCAGTTTTAGAACTGCTTATTTGAAAAGGCATTACCCTGCAGATTTCTTTGCGGCGAATATGTCTAACTGGGATGAACTAGACAGAATTAGACCATTCATTGTAGATGCTAAGAAACATGGTGTTAAAGTTCTTTGTCCGGATATAAATGAGTCTGGACTAAACTTCACCGTGGTAGATAAGAACACAATTCGTTTTGGTCTAACTGCCATTAGGGGATGTGGAGACTCGGCAATTGCTGATGTTTTAAGATGGCGCACCCATTATGGAAAGTTCCAAAACCTCATAGGTTTCTGTAAGAGCATCAATCCAACCTTGGTAAGAAAGAACAATATTATTGCTCTTGCCCAAGGTGGGGCTTTCGATGAGATCGAACCAAGTATGAATCGTCTTGAACTCTGTGAGTACATCCCTCTAGTTATGGATGCTGTCAGAGCAGAACAAGAAGCTTTGAAAACGGGGCAGACAACTCTATTTGGAGATTTGTTTTCAGATGACTATGGAGGAATCGTTATCTCTAAGCCTAAAATCGACCTAGACAAAAGGAAGGTCTTAGATGCTGAGAAAGAGGTTCTTGGGCTGCATCTTTCTGGCAGTCTGTTGGACGAGCTTGCTCCTATCAAGGAAGCTCGAAATATCGATGAAATCGCGAGTATTGAACTTCCTGATTTATATGTAACATTGCTGGCAACAATTTCTGAAGTTGTTATTCGCAATGGGCAAAAAGGTCAATTCGCAATGCTTACTTTAGATGATGAGTCAGGGACAATCCCTGCTAAAGTTTGGAGTAATATATATGCAAACTGTGCGGCTGATATTTATGAAGGCGCGTGTGTCGTCATAACTGGACGTACTAATATATATCGTAGCTTGGAGATTGTTGTAGATAGTATTTCTTTAGCTTCTAAAGAATTGGATCGTACTTCAAAACCAGTTACGATTAATAGATTGACTTTTCCTATGGTGAATAAGATAACTTCACTTCCGCAAGGGAAAGTACCAATTGATTTAGAGATTGGAAATTTTCGATATCGATTGGGGCATTTTAGTTTGCCACAAGGATTTGTTAGTCAACTAGAGAGGTAAAACGATGGAATGGACAGAGGAACAAAAGAAGTTTGTTCGTCAGGTACTTGGCAGGCTTGGCCAGAGGACTAGTGCTCAGCATATGAGCTTCCTCCTAAAGAGGCATCTAAAGTTAGATGTGGCCCCTGATCCGGTGGGTGCACTGATGAGAGAGCTGGAGGAAGCCCCACCACAAGCTTCTTTGGCTCCAATTCCACCACAACATAAGCCGCGAGATCTCAGAGGTGTCTGTGCCGATATCATCAATGAAGCAAAAGAGATTTTGCGGAAAGATGGTCTGCATAAGGTCGAAGTAAAACATAAGCTGAATGGCCTTTCGGCCTTGCTTTGTCTCTCTGATCTCCACTTCGGTGAAGTCATCCGAGTTAACGACCATGTTGTTTTTGACCTGGATGAAGCAAATGAAAGGCTTAGTAGTATCGTAGATCAATTCATTGCTGCTCCTGAATTAGATGGCTACGATGTTGATGAATGTGTTGTTCTTCTTGCTGGTGATATTATTGATGGTGAGATGATATACCCGGCGCAAGCGCATGAAACTCAAGGTCATGCCTTTGATCAAATAAAAGAAGCTACCATTTCCATATGGAATGTCTTAGTTAGACTGGCTGAGAAGTTCCCTGTTGTCAGGGTCCATTGTGTGCCTGGCAATCATGGACGAACAACAAAGTACCATCACCAAATGACCAACTGGGATAATGCTTTGTATTTTGGTCTACAGCTATTAGCTAATATGGCTGAAGGAAATATTGAAGTTCACACACCACTGCAAATGTGGACAGACTTTAAGGTCAGGGGGTGGAAGATTCACTCTCGCCATATTGGTGTTGTTCAGGCCAGCACGGCTGGTCCAGCAAAGCGTGTGATGACTTGGCTAGATAGTCACAATGCAGATCTGTTCTTCTATGGGCATTTTCATTGTCCGGAAATGTTCTCCAGTGGAACACGTCGTATTTTTAAGAACGGAGCATTGCCTCCAATAAATGATTTCGCGGAAAACTTAGGTTTTCCTGATGGCACAGGTCAGTGGATGGTTGGAATCTCAGATAAAGAATCTGTTGCTTTCTCAAAAATCCTAATACCTATTGCCGAGGTAGATTAACATTGGCAAATAAGTTTGAACTAGATTTTGATAAGACGGGTCCTAATGGTGAATTGATTGCTAGATTACAAGTACAACTTGATGCTCTAAAGCAATGGGCTCGCGTTGTCGAGATGAGACAGAATCAGCTACAGCAAGGAATCCTTACAATGGTAGGGAACTTTGAAGCTCTTGCTGCTATATTAGTTAATAAGCAGGAAGTAACTGAACAGGCTATAACCGAAGGCCGAGATGCATTTATGCAGAAAGTACGAGAACTTCAGGAAGAGCAAATGGCTGCAGCTCAGAAGAAGCCTGAACTCTGGACACCAAATAAGATTGTACCGGTGGACTAAAGAATGAAAGTGGAAAATGTCGAAGAGGCTCTAGGTAGTCTCAGGTCCCATCTCTTTACCTATATGATAGAAGAGGGGATTTATCAGTCTGATAGTCCGAAACCTCGAGACTATTTCCTATGTCCCAATCCCAATCATAAGGAAACAGGTGCATCAGCTCATCTTTTAAGCTCAGGCATAAAAGGTTATTGCCATGGATGCAACAGGACTTTTGATATACTGACACTAAATCATTGGAAGAATGGCGCTCCAATTTCTGGAGCTGGTTTTATTACCAATAATTTAATGCCATTATGCCAGCGTTTCAATGTACCCTTTGAGCTTGGTGATCTGACAGAAGAAGACAGATTCAAGATTGATGCTTATCATGCATGTCGTATTGCTGCTGACTATATAGCTAATCAGCCATGGTCCGATCCTCTCAAAGCTTATGTGGAAGAACGTGGGTTGACCATCCCGTTCTGTAAATCCATGGGGATCGGTACAATTCCTGACTATCAAAAGTTTGAAGACTTTATGAAGGAGAAGTACACGACTGTATTTCTTCGGGAAGCAAGCTTTCTAAGACCAGGAATGTTTGGGGCCAATAATGTAATCTTCCCGATTAAGGATACTTCTGGTGCCCCTGTAGGCTTTATTTCCAGGGATCTTAAATGGGAAGAGAAGCATAAGGCCTGGGTCGACAAGGGCAAGCTTGGAGCCCCTCCACGAAAGTATGATTCTACAAGTGAAACAAATAGAATTTACTTTAAGCGTGATCTCCTCTTCGGCTTGTCTGATGCAATACAGTCCAAGAATGAAGATGAGCCTCTTTATATTTTTGAAGGACAATTTGACTGGGCTATTGCTTTGGCAAATGGTCTGAAGAATTGTATTGCCCTTGGTGGCAAAGTTCTGACTCCACAACATCTGACCATCTTGAGGAAGTATAAGTTTAGCCACTTAGTTCTCGTTCTTGATGGTGATAATAGTGGGCGGACGGCAACACGAGAGCTGCTATTAGGGACCAAAGAAGCTCCGGGGATGTTGACATCAGCAACCTTTTTCAAGGTATCAGTTGTAACTCTCCCAGAGAATGAAGACCCCAATTCGTTTATTCGAGTTAAGGGTATTGAGGCCTTTACTGCTCTCCCCCTGGTTGATTCTTTCACTTGGGCTCTTGGCAATCAAGATGCCGACCAAGATCCTGTCAAGACTTGCGAAATAATGATTCCATTCATCCTCTCTGAATCTAATGTGATTCGCAGAGAGCAAATGATTCGAGTCCTCTCGGAGGCCACTGGCAGCTCGATAAGGGCGATTGAAGATGAGTTGATACGCCGTGCTGATGTATCTGCTTCTGAGGTCGAGAGAGAGAAGCAGGCTATCGCAGAAGACCTGATTCGACAGCTTCAGTATAAAGATGGAGCCAGTGAGCAAATTCTCCGAGTAGCGCTAGAGCGAATGGAAGAAGTCGATAAGATTCGGACGTTGGATCCGTTGAGTGTTGATGAAACTCTTTCTGCTCTTGATATGCAAATTGAACAAGAAGCTACACTCGAAGGTCCTTCAGGATTTAGATTCAAGCGTCTTACTAATTTGCAAACTGCTTTGAATGGTGACGTGAAGGGAACTGTTCTGGCTATTGGTGGTGTCCCGAATACTGGCAAGTCAGCCTTGATGTCTCAATTGGCAGATGAGTTGGTTGAGTGCAATGAAGATAGCGTAGTCATTCTGCATACTATTGACGACAACCGTATTCAAATGAATAGACGGTTAGCTGTACAGTTTGCAGTGCAGGAAGCTATCCGCATCGGTTCTCCAATGGCAGAGAAGCTTACTCTGAATAAGATGGCCAATCCGAAATTCTGGATTGAGCAATATCCAACTGAGCATAAGGACCTGATGGAGTTGCGTGACTTTGGCTATGACAGACTTCGTCACTTCATCAAGGAGGAGCGCCTTCATATCAAAGACATGACTCATGGTGCGACTATTGTCTTCTTAGAGAAGATGGTGAAGAGGGCTGTTGCTGATTATCCTGGTAAACGGATTGTTGTCATTTTAGATAACTTCCATAAGACGCAAGACTTTGCCACTCAGGATGAACGTACAGCCACTAAGCGCAAGTCTCAGTTCTTGAAGACTAATATAGCACAGGGATATGGTGTGACTATTTTCTCTACCTTTGAATATAAGAAGATCGAGACTGGCAATCGCCCAACGAATAATGATCTGAGAGAAGCTGTTAATATTGAATACGATATTAACTACTTGGAGCATTTGTTCAATCCGCTGAAGGCTGCCAGAGATACAGGCAATGAGGAGAAGTGCTTATTGTGGCATGGACATCCTTTGAATAAGCTTCCTATTATCGAGGGGAGTGTGGGTAAGAACAAGGTTAATGACTTAACGCCAACTCATTACTATAAGTTCTATCCGGCACAATCTAGATATGAGGTAGTAAGTCCAGAAGAAGCTATGGCAATTATAGAATCAAATAGAATTGATGTAGCTCGAGAGGAAGGAAGGTCTGTGGTTTGGAAGGGCGGAAAGAAGATTGAAGTCCCCCAGGAAACAGGCCTCACACGTTTAACGGGGATGGACGATGTCATTCCATTCTAAGGTGGCTTAATGAATGTTAATTTACTTTATAAGTTCATTGCTCTTATTGGTTTTGTTTTGTTGTTGGCTGTTGTTGCTAGTCTGTATCTTCGTAATGAACGTCTCGAACGAGTCGTCGAAACTATGGCGAAGGTTTCGGAAACGCAGGCTACAACGTTCAATCAGGCCTTAGGCAGAGCTGAAACAAAAATTGATGCAACTGGCGAACTTATAAAAACTTTGGCTCAAACTATCCCAGAGGATATTAGGAGAGACCTAGATGAGCGAGATGCAGAAATTATTACTATCGCAACAGCTCGTTTTGGAACAAGCTCTCGAGGCAGCGGACGAGCAAGTGTCGTTTTGGCGACGCCTGAAAGAGCAGGACCCACAGCGGTATCAGGAACTCAAGGAACGCTTGAAGCGCCGTTACAAGGAGCTTGCGATACCGGACCGTATAAGTGGACCTTTGGAGACTGGAGAATCACAGGAAACTTAATGGCTTACTGTGGTGGGCCTGGTAAGTTTGAGTATGAACTTAATCAAAAGTTTGAACTGGTTCAGGTATCTGGAGATGATGACAGCAGCTATATAAACCTCTATGAACTCGATGCTGATGGTAAGCGATTACCAAAAGCAACAGTCGAGAAATTCAATGTGTTCAAGAAGGCGCCACAACTAGACCAGTTCTATTGGTGGGCTCCACACTTGGATATTGCTGGGAGCGTGAATCATGAAAGAGCATTGGGTGGTGAAATGGCTGTCAGCTTTATGGGTTACGGCAAAACTACTAATGATCTTTCTTGGCGCTTTCTTAGAGGTGGTGCTGTCTATAGCTCTGATATTGGCGCTGTTCTGTGTCCTGTATCTTATAATGTAGGTGAGCCTCTCCCCCTGCTAAGTAACGTTTGGTTGTCTCCGTGTTATCAATACTTGAATGATCATGGAGTCTCTTTAAGTGTAGGAGCTCAACTGTAAAGGAGCAAGGATTCATATGAACTTTAAAGATTTGTTAATTGATTCAGCGATACAAGCTGGTTTGGAAGTTCTTAAAGAACTGGGACAGCAACGCAAACAGCCAAGAGAGCCAAAGCCAAAGAAGTATAGAGTTAAGAAAAAGCCGGAGAAGAAATGACTGCTTATATTATCCGACGAGACTCGAAGTTAGAGATTAAGCTTTGGAACTACACAGTTGCTCATGGAGTAGATGGCGTATTCTCTGTAGAGAACTTTGATATAAACGTTGGGCTATATGACATCCTAGTAGTCAATGGAAGTTCTGCTAAATTAATAGAAGGTTGTCATAATCTTTCGTGTGATGGCACGACGTATCACTTTAAAGGAGTTCGTGTTAAAGATTTATGAGATACGATTTTGAATGTGCCGTCTGTAAAGCAGCTGCAGAACTTGATGTAAAGCTTGCTGATGCCCCAAAGGTTGGCGAGCGCCATTTAGTCTCTACTGATACCTTGGCTTGCCCTTGTGGCTCACGAGCTTTTACCCGCGTAATGGATCGGAAGACCGGTGGCTTTAAGCTTAACTTCCGCCAGACAGGACTATGACGATTCCGATTTGGTTGTATATTGCTTCATTCATTATGTCGGTGATAGGTTTTATCTTTTCAGTAATAGTACTAAAGAGAGTTTTGACTGCACCTAAGGTTGAAATGATAGAGGGCTTATCTGTGAGCTCATGGCAAGATCCTATTGTAGAGGCTGTCAAAGATTTGAAGACTGATATAGTTGATCTTCGCATAGCTCAATCAAAGACAATACTTGAGCAGGCTAAGGTTGATATGTCCCTCATGAAATCTATTCAAGAGCTTCCTGTGAAGACATTGAATACTATTCAGGGGAGTGCTAATACGACTACTGGCAAGTTGGGCGAGCTTATTAAATTCATTGAGCTCCAGAGAGCCTATGATCGCATCTTCCCTGTTGGGGATATCATAGACTTTATTGGGATACGGTTTCCTAATGGAGATGATAAGGGCGCAATTGATCTGATAGAAATCAAGACTGGAGACAAGGCTGTGTTAAACACCGACCAGAAGAAACTTCGGGATATGATTGCTAGTTCTAAAGATACTATAAACTTCAAAGTTGTTAAGGTTGAGATAACTTAAGTATGAAAGCTTCTGTTCTAGATGTTGCCAGATATTCTTTCTGCCCCAAGTTCTATGAACAGAAGGGCACGATTCCGGTTGTTGACCCAGAATGCCAAAGAGACTTTGCTTCTCTTTTGACATATGTCTTTAGAAGAGAATTCGAAAATGAAAGTAAGATTCCTTGGAAGCCAATCTTAGATAAGTGGACTAAGATATTCTGGGAGCATTATGAAGAGAAGAATGAGGAAGATAGAGCAAAATATAACCGCTCTCTTATAGCCTTAAAGCAATTCCACAATTGGTATATTGAGCTTGATGCCTCTATCCTTGCTGTGAATTTTTCTTTAAGCGCGTCACTTTATAATCATCAGTTGCAAGGGGAGATACCCGTCATCCTGAGCAATGGTGATGGTTCTGTTACTCTGGTCATATCTGAACAATTTCAAAAGGCGGGCTTAGTTAAGTGGGCGCCAGTTGTTAGATATTTATCAATTGCAATGGACCAATCTATTCCTGTTAGCAAAATCATTGTCCTGTCTTTCATTAATTATCGTGCTTTTACCACACATACCATAGAGCCCAACGCACGCTTTTGGGAGACTGCTATGCTTGACTTGCTTAATATTCTCCAATCAATGCAAGATGGCGTATCGTATTCGAATACGTTGGCATGTGGATTCTGCCCTTTGGCTAGCACATGTGAGGCTCTTAGTGAATAATGAAAGAACCGGTCATTTTATCCCCTGATGATGATCATGTTTGGACCGCTGATGAGATGCTATCTCTCGTGGATTCCATTCGATGGTTTCGTGGTATCGGCACTGAAGTCCGTAAAGCTCAGTTTATTGCCGACGAAGTTCCTAGATATAATTTGTCTGATGAGTTGTTCAATGTACTCGAGAGCCTCCAATCTATGGATGGAGTTGATGAAGAGATATTGGTCTACGCCTCTGACTATGATGAGCATTGGACATGGAAGATACTTCCGAGTCCTTTAGCTTTTGCGGTATGGCAAAATGTCAATCGGTGCCGATCTTCTTCGGATCCAGCTGCTTAATATTTTTGGCAGCGGTTTACGTATAGAGCCTGAATTCCAAGTAGGGGAAAGTCTCCGTCTTGATTATTATCTCCCTGATTATAAACTAGGGATTGAGTGGCACGGGCGCCAACATAAAGAGTTCGTAGAACACTTCCATAGAACTGCCGATGGCTTTAGAGATGCACAGAGAAGAGATAGACGTAAGTTAGAACTCTGTGCAGAAAAAGGAATTGCTGTAGCAGTCTTTTGGGATGACGAAGAAATAACTCAAGAGATAATAGTTGAGCGCATAAAGGGTGCAACTTCAGAAGAGAATACTCTGGAAGAAGAAACGATAAAGAATCCCCTGAGGGAAAAGATTCGCGAAGCAGCCAAAGCTCAATATCAGAAGTATAAACAATCTGAAGCTCATAGAGCTTATTTAGAGAAGGCCCGTAAAGCCAGGAAGGAACAGTATGAATATTCCAAGCAAAGGAAAAATAAGGATAAAAATTAATACATTACATATGTATGCTCCAATAATTAAATCTATTGTAGCTTCTTTTTATCCTGTCCAAGATGTTGATTATCCCTGGGGCCCCTGGATAGCATGGCCATATGGATCTTTCGAACGTGGTCAGAAAGTTCTTATTTCTACTCCTTCTGCCCTTGGTCCAGAGGATCATGAATCTATAGAAGGTGTTTTTGATTCTGAAGAAACGCCAACCGAAATTACTATGAAGATTGGCGAAGAGATTGGTCGGCACTATGGGGTAACCCCGTGGGGGGCTGATCGCGTCTGCTCTATTGAGGTTAATAGGACGTAAGCTATGGAAATCAAAGGCTGGCATCGTAGATTTTTAGGAAATACTTCGTCAGCTATTTGGCATGTTGATCGTCGAATGGGTAAAGACTTTATTACGGTCTTAGATCTGGTGAAGTATCAGAGACCTGTTGTTGTATTGCCCGATGAATCTTTTAGAGTGTTTCAGGCGAGATGTACTCTCCTCTACTCTACCATTAAGAATATGCAGATTGAATTGGTCCCTGCATCACATCTTGATGATCTAACATTAGCAGATGCGTATAAAACAGCGGATGCTTTGTACTTCCTCGAATACTCTTTGTATCCGAAAGAGATCCGAAAATTCATTCTAGAGAGCGCAAAGGACATAGAGTTCTCTTACAGTCTCTTGAAGATCCGTGCTCAAAATTTATTTCCTGTCCATATTGTAGGTTCTCATAATGAAGAAGAGCTGAAGACTCTTTCTGAGCTTTTGAATATGCCAGTGAACAGAGTGTTAAAAGATTACTAATGGAATTTGAACTCATAACAAGAGAGAGCGAAAGAGATCCCTACTGGGTTCACTGTACCTCTATGAATTTCCTTCAGCCTCAAGGGGTAAATACCTTCTGGCTTAGTGGCAAGCCTTACTACCGTACATCAGATTTAAATATGCTGAATAAAATAGTCCCTAGAGAAGCTTCTTACGCTTGGGTCAATAGTGAGAATTGTGCATATTCATTTTTGGTAGGACATGGGTGGTCAAAGATATGAAGTGTGCCAAATGCAATATGCCTATTGTAGATAGAGGCCGGGAATTGGATGATTGAATTTCTACTTGAGATAGATCCTATTCCACAGCCATAATCTCTGTTATTGTAATATTGATACTTTAATGGAGGTTAGCTAATGGCAAGTGGTGTCTATATCATTCGATGTTTTTCTAATGATAAATTCTATGTTGGAAGTGCAGTAGATTTGGAAGATCGTTTTAAGCGTCATAAAAGAATGTTGATGGGGAATTACCATCATAATAAACATCTTCAAAATGCCTGGAACAAGTATGGAGAAGAGGTCTTTGCCTTCGAAATACTAGAAGAGGTTCCTAATTTTCTAGAACAAGAACAATACTGGATTGATAAATTAGAAGCTTGTTTATTGGGTTTCAATATTTTGCCAACTGCGGGATCTACATTAGGTCATCAACATAGTGAAGAAACTAAAAGATTAATTTCTGAGAAAAATAAAGAACGTAATTTAGTTGGTGAGAACAATCCCTTTTATGGACAAATGCATACTGAAGAGAAGAAAGTGCATTGGTCTAAGGCTAGAAAAGGTCAGCAGGCTGGTGAAGCAAATCCCTTTTACGGACGACACCATACTGATGAGTCAAAAGAGAAACGCCGTCAAACTTTTAAAGATAGAGGCATCTCTTATCTAGGCGAGAAGAATCCAGCTGCAAAATTAACCTGGACTACAGTTGGTGAACTTAGAGAATTATATTCTTCTGGTTCTTATACTTATAAAGATCTAGCTACTAAATATGGTATTTCTGTTGATCTGGTCGGAAAGGTTATTCGTGAGGAGAAGTGGGTTAAGTGATACAGTTCGATTTACAAGTTACAGCGATTCCTCAGCCCCGCCCCAAGGCTAGACGCATTGGTCCAGGCATACAAATCTATACACCCAATAGTGGCCCTATTAAGCTCTATAAGGCTGCTATCGCTGAAGCCTTTAAACGGGTAGCGGGAGAGGACTTTGGCCCCTTAAAGGGGCCTTTACTGCTCTCTGTTCTATTTGTCTTTGAGAGACCCTATGCTCGTATGAAAGAAGAGGCACATATTATAAAGCCTGACTTGGATAATTTAGCCAAGGGGGTAATGGATGCCTTGAATGGAATTGCGTGGCATGATGACTCGCAGATTGTTTCTCTTACATTAGGTAAGGATTGGGCGGCGACTCATCTCGGTGGAAAGTCTGGACGCAAACTAGAATCTGGTGTGTCTTATATCTTTGTAGAGATCAAGACAAAAGAAGAAGCGGTAAATACCTTGACTGATTCCTAACCCATTGATATTCTTGTCGTTGATGCGGCAAGGATATATATGGAATTAGTCAAAGAAAAAGATAAAGCCCTAAATAAGCCTGTCCATAATGTGGACATTCAACGCGTTGACGAACTTGTTGCCATTTACATTAATGGTTCCAAGAAGGAACGCGCACAAGCTCAGAAAGAGATACTTGAATACTTCAACGAGTATTTGGAGAAGTACGTGAATCTCTTTGCTGGGTCTCAAGTTGATTTGAACAATTATGACACTAAGGGCTTTCTGGCTATGTTTCTTACAGGCCGCCCAAAGACCCCCTCGAATCTCGCACAACAACGTTCCTATATAGCTAATGTAATGAGCCGGTTCACTCGTGATGACATCAAGAACGAACTTATTGTTTTGTTCTTGGGTGTATTAGACAAGTACCGTATCTATCCTGGAGTCAATGCTCTTAACCCCCTGACGAAATTCTTTCGGTACAGAACCAAGGATTGGTTTAATCGTATCGTTAAAGATGCTTTGTTCAGAGTCGTAGACATCGAACAAATTTCTGGGACTAAAGATGACTCAAGAGATAAGTTTACTTTAGAAGGTTGGCTGGATATCTTGGACCCCATTACTGTTGATTTTGAAGAGGGTTTAGCTCAGTTAGATATAACTTGGGTGCGTAATCCTTCGCAAAAAATGTATCAGTCTCTTTCAACTTATGAACGCTATCTACTGTTCTTAACTTTTAATCAGGACTTGGGAGTAGCCCAAATTGCTGAGAAGTTAGAAAGAGATAAGGACACAATTAAGAGGCATCTTGCTACTATCTTGGAAAAGATAGGAGGTCTATACAAGGATGGATCAAAATGATCAGGATGAGCTAACTGCATCTAGAGTGAAGATAGATCCACATATTAAACTTAACCATGTGGTCGGGCAGCCGGAGGCGATAGCCCATTTAAGAGATTTGGTTAAGCGTATTAAGTGGCCTGAAATTTATCAGTCATGGGGCGTGTCCAAGCCTAAGGCGATAGCTTTAGTCGGACCACCTGGGGTTGGCAAAACATTCGCGATCAGAGCTCTAGCAAATGAGGTTGCATGTCCTCTATTGGAACTGAAATATGAGGATGTTGCGACGCATTTGTATGATGAAGCTATCCGCCGATTGTCTATGTTTAAGAGCCAAGCAGAAGCAATTGCTAAAGAGTTTGGTCATGTCTTGATCTTGATTGACGAGGCAGATGTTTTCTTCCGTAGTCGCTTTGATTCAAATACCCACAATAGTGATGAGAAGAAAACGAATTTCTTCTTACGTTGGATTGATGGTGATCTAGAGGGTTCTGATGGTTTCACGATCATCGCTTCTTCGAACGCTTGGGATATTGTTGATCCTGCTATCCGTAGGCCAGGGCGTTTTGTCAGAATAGATTTTAAGACGTTGTCTCCTGAAGATGTTCTGACAGCTATTGAAGTACATATGGATTTAGCGGAAGCTAAAACCGGAAGAAGAATGTTTGACAGATCTGATTTGGCCGAGCTTAAAAGTATCCTTCCTGAAATTACTGGGGCTGATGTCAAAGAAATTGTCGATGAGACATTGTTGAATAAAGCCAATGAGCAACTTGATCTTCTACTATCTCAAGACTCAGGCGATGTAATAGAATTTTCAAATTTAGGAATTGGATTAGTTTCAGCTGCGAATGTTGCTTCAGTTCTTGAGAAGTATAAGAAGCAAAATAAGCTTGTGAAAAAGGGAGTCGGATTTTGAGCCAAAGTATAATCGAGAATATCAATCTCCTTGGAATTGTTAAGAATGAAGTTTGCCGCGCGAGACATCCTGGTGTTCGTAGACTTCCAACATTTTATCCTAGCTCTGCGTCCGTGGAGTTGGCTGATGGAAGAGTAGAGGGTGGCTGCTGGAGGGCTGATTGGTACCGAGTAAAGGGCGTCGAGCCTTCTAATGGGACTGAATTTTACATCTCTATGATCCATCGTCTTGGGAAAGCTGTAGAGAATGTTGTAGTTGACTCAATGAAAGAGGCTGGAGTCTATGAAAGCTCTGCAGTTAAGTTCTATGACCCAACTATCAATGTCTCTGGTGAGTTAGATATTGTTGGCCGTTTTAGGGACAAGGGGTCTAATTTAATTAGATACTTTGGGGTCGAAGTAAAGAGCGTCTATGGAATGGGCGCGACTGAAACTATTACAGGACGTTCTAGAGCTTATAAAGGTCAGCTCCCATTTAGACCAAAGCCAAAGCCATCTAACCTTATGCAGGTAATGGTTTACCTAGATCAGTTCGGCAAACATAGAGGAGATAAGTTCTTCCTTGAAGGCTTTAAGCTTATCTATATCCCTCGAGACAAGCCCAATGATGGTCGTGAATACACGATTGTTTTAGCCACTAAGAATGACCTGAAGCAGGGGAGTATGAGTGATGCGGAATTTGCCGAATGCAAAGCTGCAATGAGAGCAAATGAACGCTATGCCCTAATCTCAACTGAAGATTTTCATGATTATGTCGAGACGGCTTTTTCTCTAGAGGATCTCTATAAGCGGTGGACAGAAGAGAAACGCTTGTTTGAAGCTGATACCGCTCCCCCTCGTCCTTTCAAAAGATTTTATTCTGAAGAAGAGGTCGAACATCTATATAGTATAGATGAATTATCTAAGACAGCTTACGAAGGTTTCAAGGCTGGCAAGGAGAAACCTGGACATTACTTATGTCAAAGTTATTGTGAATACAGGGATTTCTGCTATACGCGTCAGGGAACTCCACGCAAAGAAGCAGATGCCTTGGGAAAACAATTAGTACAGGTAGTTGAACCTGCCAAGAAGGAATTAGATGAGAAAGGCTAAATTAGATATGAAAACTGTAGAGGCAATGTCGGAGGATACTATCCGTCCCATTGACCTGAAGATTTCTGACATTGCTCGGAACAGAGCACATGTAGTTACGAATGGGAAGGATGGAGTCACTTTGAAGTTCCATGATGGAAGTGGAAAGAATAAGATTCCTACTCCTACCCATATAAGAGTTATACGTGAAGGAGGGGATAATTATCGACTCCTTCTATTTTATCTTCCTGGAGAAGCCCCTAGTGTTCCGCACAAAGATGGACGTATGATTAATACGTCCATGTACGACGGGAACACTTTGATTGTGCAAACTGGGATTGATGAAGCAAGTGGCAAGATGCGCGGGAAACAGTACAAGAATTTGGTCTGTACAGGTTGGTGCTATCAAAATGGACTTACTCCAGATGATGACCAGCGCTATGAACAGATAACTTGCTTGACTGTGAATGTCGCTGATTGGGATTCTAAGCCCATAGATTTAAAGACCCTAGGTCTTACCAGGGAACAGCTCTTACGCAGTTAAGCGAGACCGTTCACTGTAGTCTCTAGCGTAGAGACTCTGCTCTTTAGAGCATTTACAGAGGAGGTCAAATCGCTGACCTCCTTTTCTAGTAACAACGTTACTCCATTCATTTGAGTGGTTGATACAGCATTCCTGAGAAGTTTCTCAATCTGATCCAACCTCTTGCTCAAAGTGTTATAGGCTGTCGAAAGTTCTTCTACAGTCATGTAACTCCCTCCTTATAACTGGTCCTTAGCGCCAGCGAGATTTTCCTTCACATTGATAGTAGATTGCGGTGTATTTCTTTGTGTTGTGATTGTTCTAGCCACTGCTGCCGATGCGGTAGGAATAGCTGCTCGCGCTGCCGAGATACCACAGTATCCTAAGACCAATGTAGTTATATTATCCACTACCGTGTTAAAGATAACAATGTTCCATAGGGTAGAAGCCCATAGGATACCTAGCCCTATTGTGCTAATTATAGCCATAAGGATTAGCAGGAACTTCCTGCTTTTTATTCCGTTATCTAGAAGGTAGTCTTTTATATGCATTATTCTTGAGGGGCCTCAACCGAGGTATTCTCAGCTTTGTCGACCAATTCCAAGACGATTGGCTCTGCTGGCTGAGATGGTTCATCTGTAGTCTCTGAGAACTTTCTTCTCTTCTTTGGCTTAACTACTTCTACTGGAGCTTCTAGAGGAAGCTCTTCCGTCACTGGGGTTTCTTCTACTGGAGCAGGGGAAGGTAGGAGTTCATCTGGGAAGGTGAAGTCTACTGGAGCTGCTTGAACCGCTGGTGTCGGGGAAATTTCTATAAAATCCGCGCTGGCCGCCTCGACTACCTTGGAGGGTGTCGGCTCGAATACTGGCTCTGGTACAGGAAGGCGAACCTCTTCTGCCATTAGGCGAGCGCGGAGCCTGTCTACAGCGCCGAGACGAATCTCTTCCTTGGGGGACTTGCCACGTCTCCATTTCTTTGTACTCTGTGAAGCTCCCGTGAGCTGCTGAAGTTGAACTACGTCTTTCATCTTATATAACCCTCAAATCAATTGTGATTGTTTCTGTTGGCGAGCCCCATTGAGATGTTCCTGTGTCCCATTCGAAGACTCTAAATTTAAACCCGGTATGTTGTTCGTCGTAAAAAGATACAAGATATGGCCGTCCGTCTACCCCCTTTACCGAACCTGAAATTGTCCCCATGGGCCCATTGGTTGCAGACTCTAAAGGAGCGAGATAAAAGATCTCTCCGATCCCTGTCGTCGGGATATAGTAGGAATGGCTATGGTCTGTGTTGGAGGTAATGAGGCTCCATCCATCTGCGCCGAGGGAGACATTCAGTGACGTGATCATATCTTGATCCTCTAGCCCTTCTCTGGCCTTACTTGTGGAGACCTGGAATGAGGCTAAGCACTTTACTGTACTTTCTTTGTAGATGCCGTGAATGCTTGGTGCGATTACTTCATTTGATACTCTATCTGCAACGCTGTTCCCATCACTATCGAATGTTCCTTTTGGCGCACTCCCTGAAATGGTTACTATCTCACTATAGATGACCTGGGCCGAGGCGCCTAGCCCCTGCCCATCATCCTGCGCATTCGTCACAGCCGTAAAGCCCATTCTGTATTCATCGGTCTCAGAGTTTTTTATTCTTATTCCATGTTGATCTGCTGGGACGGATGCACTTAATGGAGTGGTTTCAAAATCGTGAATGGTGCCTAAATAATAGCTAGAGCCTGCATCATTACCAAGACGTAAAGCTTTAGAATTTCCCTGCCTCAGGACTAACTGAGAATCAAGCCCCGCCGGACCGATGTAACCAACCTGAGTTGCATCTATATATTCGCCAGCATAAAAGACGGTGTTCCCCAAAATGTGCTGGGCGACAGCGTCGTCGGAGGTGACGACGACAAAGGGGGCAGCTGCATCTGATTCTGCTGAAATGATTATTGGTCGTATGCTATTTACGGTTACTGTGTTCCCTTCGTCATAAGCATCTTGAAGAGATGGGGCCCCTGAGTTGGATATCCGATCATCAAGCTCAACTAGCGCGTCTAATATGTCCATATCGTCGATGTAGTTCGTTCCGCTAAAGCCAGGATTAGTAAGACCATAATCTGCTTCGTCGATACCAATAAGCGTACGGAGATTCACATCTCTTTGGTGGAGAGAGTACTGGACAGTCTTGGTGGGATCCCCAAAGTATCCTGCTCCAAATGGATCTCCTTGCTCCAAATCTGAAATTGTATCTGCCGCAAGTCTCCTAATCCAATTCCTTAAATCTGTATCGTCGTATGTTGTGTCGGCAAGGTCGATGGCATCCACGAGAACCTTAAGCTTGCTGATCTCAGATTGCAGAGAGATGTGCGAGTCGACAACTACTTCTTTGATTGTCTTTGGGCGCTTTGCTCTCGAGTTATAAAGGAAGCCGCTTAAGATTTGTGGTGTGGACGTTAAGTCCATAAAGACCTGAGATCCGTCGCACCCATTTTCCACTGGGTTGATGTTTGCGCTGCGATCTGCCGGAGTTAGTCTTCTTCTGCCCCCTGGTAAAGAATCAATTAGAGGCTGTAGGGTTTCGTTCCATTGACCAATAATGGCATTTATATCGACCAGGACTTCTTGGAAGCCAGCTCTGATTTGTTCGTTTGTAGATAAGTTCTGTGGAACTATTGCTACTGGGTGCAGTTTTTTGATCATTATCTAACTCTTATTTCATAGCCGTCCAGAGAAGCTGTTCTTCTCGGGTTGGTCGTTTTGAATGTTGCTTTGAAGACTAGCCCCTCTGCAAAATCTCCAGTTTTATTTACTAAGAGAAATTGTTCTCTTGGTCCCTCATTGTCGTACTGGGCCCACTTGACCATAACTCTTGGAGCAAGGTTATCAGTTACTCTCGTAAAAGAGAATATATCATAATCTGTAGCTTGACTAAATAACCCCATGTCACTTTCTGAAATCAGCTTAGGTAGGTAAGCGGCGAATCGGCTCATGCCTCTGTAGACCTTTGGACCTTGATATGATACAGCGTAGTCGAGCCCTTCGATAAGGAGCTTATGATTATAAGGATACAGGGGGTCAATAACCGTATAGTCGTCTGTCTCTGTTACTGTGTCTGAGGCCGTGACCAAGCCTTCTGCCCCGCAAGTTGCTTGGCACCCTTTAAGTCGCTTGATAGATGGCTCTACAGATAGGACCTGACGAATACCTCTAAGGGAATACCAGTTCTGTTCCTGGACCCGGAAGCGATGAATTCCTGGGCTAAGGATAACGCGGCCGTTTGTATCGACTCCATCAATCTCAATCGAGCTGGGCCCGAAATCTATTGTCATGCCAGCCAACGAGTCCACTAGACCATATGTAATATAGTAAGGACCGTCTCGATGCCAACCAGCTTCTAGTGCTTTTCCATCTGGCTGCACAATAGCGAAGAGCCTATCATTGAATCCAATGTTCCTCCAGACTTGAGTCTTCTCATTCCCCATCTCGACTCCATCAAGAAGTCGATTACTTGTATCCAGTCTGAAAGAAAAATCTTCGTCTTCAGTGCTGATCTCGACACTGCTTGTCAGCTCAGAAGAACCTGCAACAGAGAGTACTCTCGGGCCTACAACGTTCTCTCTATTAAGAGGGAGAACAGGAAAGAATTCCGTCTGTTCGTACTCTTCGCCATCTGGTAATAGGAATGCAATTGCGTATTCAATATTAGTGCTTGGCTCGATGTGCTCGCAAGCCTTCGAAAGAGATACTTGCGTAAATTGTATTGGCGAACCATCCGTGTTTACTGGAGTTAGTTGCTTGGAAACGAGCACGGATTCCTCGACAAAGACATCCTTAACTCCGTAAAGCCCTAAATGACGAATGCCAAATTTATAGACAAAGGTATTGGACTGGACATTTTCGTCATAGATATCCTTGGCGATAATGAGCTTAAGGAATCTTAAATTGATACTCTCGAATAGATATGCAGTTGGGCCGCTTAGTTTTCTAATTGGGTCGCTTACAGGAACATCATTCCAACTTACTCCGTCCATCGAGTGCTGGATCGTCAAGAGCAATGAGTTGTTGGTGATGTATGGGTCGAAAGCAATCTTACTGATAGCTATACTATCTCCAGGAGCTACCACGGCTCTAGATAGATTGATGATGATTTCTATTCCTGCTGATGCTAATGGTTCTAAGCTATCAAGTCTGTAGAGCCATGGCTGGTCCCCTTCGTGGAGCATGTCTATTAGCTGGCTGTCATGTGTCCCCGGATTGCGTCTCAGCGCAGTATCGAGTGGCGTTACGATGATGTCCCTATTCTCTACCTTGCTCAGGTCGAGCTCTGTATCCAGATTGATAGCATCTGTGACTAGGTAATTCCCGTGAACAGCGTGAGAAGCAGTGTCGACAAATGCTGTTGTGGCGTCCATGTCTACGTTTGACGTGTCTTGGAAATTATCACCCACAACCTGAAGGAGACCCTCGGTCTGGTCTGCGACTAGAAGCAATCTGTTTGCCCGTTCTATTAGAGAAGAGACCTCCTTTTCAATCCGTTTCAGTTCAGCCTCTGTTCTGGCTGAGCCCAATGAGAGCTCCTGTTCTGTCTCCAAGGCCGTATCGTAAAGGACATCGATGTCGTCCCAAATTCTACTAAAGATATCATTGAATTTTGAGGCACTCGCTCTCTCTCTGAATTCGATAGTCGGCTTGTCTTGACTAATTAATGGCTTGCCTAAATCTTTGCCAGCCGTCTTTGCTCTTACCAATTCAGTTAGAACAACTGAAGACGGGATGATTCCATCTCTTAGCATTTCGAGTAGAACGTGCTGGGCGATCTTCTTTAGGTATAATGTTTCTATCATAGTGACTCTAGTGTGCCGAGACGGGGGTCTGCTCCGACTCCGACAATGGTAATGTCTCTCAGAACAGGGGAGTAGAAGCGGGCGCGGTCTGGGTCTTGGATTGTTGTTCCTGGTCTGTAATCATATCGAACAAGAAGCTTGCTTCTGTCGGGGCGATTCCTGGCTGTTTCACTATATGTATGGATGAAGCTTGGTGTCAAGTCAGCAACCAACTCGTTGGCGGTGTAGTCTTTGGGGGCATTTAGTTTCCTGCCAAAGCCATAGCTTATTTCCGCTGCGACATACATGAACCGAATCTTACCTGCGGGGAATGTAATTCCTGGCGGCAGGAATATTATCCCATTCCTATAGTCGACAGAATAAAAGCCCTCAAGGTTATCTTGCTGCAGACTGATGAACTCTGTCGCGCCATTGATGAATGGGACCTCGTTCTCTAAAACTCGGTGCAAGCCGCTTCCGGTGATATCGATGGGGACGATGCTCCCTTTGACAAGAGTAACACCGTTATAATGGAATGGGTCCAATCCTTCTGTCAGGTAGATTGCCCGGTCTTCAATGTCCTCAGCTATATTGTGGATCTCTGTGCGTGGAGTGAATCTGTCTGAAATAATGATAATCTTGTTCTCAGTTGGGTGGTACTTCCACTCGTCATCTTCCAATACTAGTCGTTCGATGTATGTGTATGTGACCACCATCTGCTGCTGATTATTATTCGCTGGGGAGAAATACAATTTCCCATTCGACCAATCTGTACCATAGAGATTGCCCTCAACTGTAATAAACTCAAATCTTCCATTTCGGAATCCGTACTGTTCGAAATGAATCCCGAATTGATCTATTGTTTCAGGGAATGTATCTGCTGCAAATATCGGCTCATATGCCACCCCGTTATCCACACTCATAATTTGAGTGACATGGTGGTTCTCGGGGAATGTAACGAATGACTGTCCAGGACCTGCATACACTGTCCCTGTCTTGATTGCGAGATCTCTGAATGTGACTCTAGTCGTCTCGCGGATCTTATCTGACTGTGTAGACAGTTCCGCATAGTATGGACCTTCGCCAGAGAAGATAGCCTTCTTATCAACATCAAGATAGGCGTATACCTCTGCCCCAATCGGAGGAACCCTTCCCTTTAGCCCATCATCGCTTCCATCACCGAAGACCAGCTGTGGCGGGGTGGATGTCTCGTCATACAAAATTCCTGTTGTACTTGCATCTTCAAAGCTATCGAGAATTGGCCAGCTCTCACCATTTACGAGGACTCGTAGTCTGTCTCTACTAAATCCAGATGGGAGATAAAAGACTTGAGCTTCCTCTCTTGAGCTTACTGTCCCGAGAAATAGTGGGTGCCCTAGATCTCCTGCACAGCCAAGACCAATCTGAATTAGTTCTAGATAAGAATCGGGCTTAGATTCTAACGAGATGCGAGTTGATGGCGAAGAGATGCTCGTCAATAGTTCTGCGTCTTTGATTAAATCCTTAGGTAGCTTCTGCTCGAAATTACTATTGTCTCTTACTATCTTCCCCTTGAGGATTAGAGACTGTATAGGATCTTCGAATGTAAGCGCCTCCTTCTTATTGAAGTCAACATTCTCCAATGGAGAAATTGGGAGCCAAGTAACGCCTCCGTCAGTCGATACTTCATAGCTCATTGTTACAAACTTTGGGTTGTATGGAGCTATGTTGTTTAATAGACCAATTGTCCTTACTGGGCTTTTGAAAACCACTGGCTTAAGGAGGAAGTCTCCTTCTGTCATGAATGGAACCTGGAGAATATCAATCTCTCTCAGCCCAATTGCATATCGCAACTTACTCCCATTCTCAACAGAGTATGGTTCAGATTGGATAAATGTAATCTGAATTGTCTTGGCCATAACAGGGGAGAATGTGTAAAGCCCCTGGCCTGCATATTTTGAAGTCGCTGGCGAGAGCTGAAATGGATCTTGGTCTGCATCCCAAGATGTAGTGCTTATGTCGCTCTTAACACTTACGATACCATCTTCAGTTTGAATCTTAATATCCTCGATTCGTACCCAGGCTCTTGTACCAAAGTTCACAGGATCTATGCGGATTCTGTTGACGACTGATGGCTCTTTCAGCGTGAAGCGGAGAGCTAGACGTAGTTCATCACCTCTTACATTCTGGATTCTTTCATACTCAAACCAAGAGTGTGTCTGCCCATCCAATACAACCTCTGGAAGTAAGTTCCTTGGGCGTGTTTTGTCACTGTTGTTTCCTGGAGTACCAGTGCTGTCTTCTGAGACGATTTCTACTTTTGCTATTTCTGGTCTTGTGACACTGCCAGTCTCAATAGGCAGGAGAAGAGCGCCCTCCTCTTCTGAATAGGTTGCCACATTAGCTGAGTCGGGAAGACCTATCTGCTGACCATCACTGAATGTGAATGTGATGTATTGGTTATCTGATGCAATGCTTCTTGAGTATAACTTTAACGTCGAGAGCCTGTCCCTTAGTGTTTTGAGGTTCCCAATGATGTTAGCTTCTTTTGTCGCAATCGAATTATAACGAGCGAGCATCCCCTTTCGGATGGACTGATTTATTCCGTAGAGACTTCGAAGATCGTCCTCAGCCGAGCTGAGGAATTTATTCAGTGGCTCTGGATTAGCAATTGTGCCAGGGATTATTTTTAACTTCTCCGTTACTGGCTCTACATCTTCGGCCTCTAATGCCGCTAATGCTCGTCTAGCGCCCTCTCCCGCTTCGAGCTGGAGATAGTCATCGCTATTGGACCTGGGGGCCTCAGAGAGGATCCTAGCCTGTTCAGAAAGGATTGACGAATTTACAGCTGGCTTGAGTTTGTTAATCTTCATTTTGTTACCCTATACAAAGCGTGACTTCATCAATCACTGCTGTGTGGGTTTGATTCTCGCTGCCTCTCATTATGATTAACAGATTGACTTGAGACTCGGTGGCCCTCGAACTTGAAGGTCTCTCAATATTGATGGAGTTGTCCATATTGTATCGAATGAGACCTGTTGCATCCGTGAACTTTACTGGAGCTATCGCTTTCACATGGAGTGGCTTATAGCTTGCAATTAATTCACGTTGCTCATTGAATGCGCCAGGAATTACTAATTCGGTTTCCTTAACCTCCGCTGCTTCAGCTTCAAGTAATCTCTGGCTTAAATTGTAATCTAATGGTCTGTTTATTAGTACTCTTCCTCTGTAGACTAATAGATCGTCAGGATCATGGTCCTCATCATCGAGATGCGGATCGACCATAAAGTTTAGACTGGCCGTCGAATCTACCCTCAGGTCGAACCTCTCCCTTATCGTCTCTGTCCCAATTGGGGCAATTGGGAGGAACTTGGAAAAGACAAGACTGCCGTTAGGATCATATTCTCTAAAGTGAATCCAGTATTCGATTGTGGGGAGGAGATTGGAACTAAGCTCCACGTCCTGGCTGCCAAAGGCGTTGACGCGCAAATTCTCTTTAGTGATTAATTGGATCGTAGAAATCTGTTCTGCCGTCAAAGTCTTTGTTACGTAGTAGCCTCTATTCAGATAGTCGAGCTGTCCCGCCAAAATGTTGTCTAGTCCAAAGACGTATTCAGAAACAAATTTATCATTCGCTCTCTTGATCGAAGAAGCAGGAGTCCTTTGGGTAAAGAGGACTAAGATCTTAGATGCAAAGACTGGATTAAAGAATACTCTTGTCTGCTCCTTCAACATGAGCACTGCAGGGAGCTCTATCTCCCGAAAGATAGAATCCTCTCCTTGATAATATAAGCCGGTTAGCTCTAATGGATTAGGACCAAAGGGCTGGATCTCAACAAAGTTTATTTCTTTTGGGGGGCCGATAGAGAGTAAGAGATTCAACTTGGCCCCATCTGGAAGGATCCTCGCTGTCTGAATCTTCTTTATCCAGAAGGTCCCCTTCTTTCTGTCGATGATGTTGTTGATATTCCCTTCGACTGACAATGGACCTATGGACTGACTGCTTGGTTCTATCTCACGGGGAATAGAGAACCTCTCCGAGAGGTCGCGAACGTCTGAGCTCTGCTGGTCTCTAATGGCGGAGAACACCAATGTGTCCTGACTTTTGATTGGCAAGACTAGTCCGTCAGTCGTTGCTTCAATGGCCATATCATAATCAGGGGAGAACACAGTATTTAGCTTTGGGTCTTTATAGACTAGTTCTGCTACTGGATCTGTTCTTGGAAGTCTAGAGTTTGAGTCACGGAATTTTTCCACTAACGCATTCGTGAAACCAATAGTATTGCCAGTCAATAGCTCAACACGATCAAGCTCTGAGCTGGCCTCGCTTACGGCTTGACGAAGTCTATTGATAATTTCATCTCTAAAGATTACCGATTGCGTATCCGCTAGAGAAAGCAACATATCGCTTTCAGCGAACATAGCGAATAGATCATCTGTTATCAGTGAGATCATTGAGTTAATAAGCTCAGAGCTTCTTGTCTGGTCTACAAGCAGTTCTCTCATCTCGTAACGAAGAGCTTCATCGCTGTCGAGCAAAGCCCTTAGCTTCTCCTGGAATGCCTCCCTGAAAGCCTGGACGCTACGAATTTCCCTATTGGCTTTAGAATGAAGAAGCTCCTTCTGAATACTGTCAGCTTGTAGTTTTGGGAGTTGCTGTATGAACTTATCGAGTATGCGGCCCATTTAAATCTCGTTTGAAATTAGGATGTCTTGAAGTCTTTCTGGGATTTCCACGAACATAATATCTACCCCAAAACAATATTTGGCTGTCTCTACAATTTGCTTTTCGCTAGCACTTGGTGTCACCAAGTAGAAAGTGACACGAATTCTTTCGTCGATATTTAATACAGAATCCTTATGACCAGTGTAAGCAATTGGAGTATTCACTGTATCACCGAAGCCACTTCTAAAACTTATCAGCGTATCTTCTTCAGAGGCGTAGTCCTTGTACATCACAGATAAGCCAGCTCGATCTGTTGCTGTCAACTCAGATGCGTAATCGTCTCCCCATCTAATGATCTCTGCAGCATCGACAAAAGGTTTTCTACTACCAAGGTATATTGTAGGGTCTACGTCTAATAGATAAAAGCCAAGTACCTTTATCGGATTGACCCCTCTGTACTCAAAAGTAAGAGTGATAGACGTGATAGAACTTGGCTCAACATTAGAGAAATCGATGTGGGTGACAACATGGCCGTCGTCATCTCGCACAAGCCAAGATGATTCGCCAATTGCGAATCCTGCGTTAGATAAAGATTGTCCCATTTATCCCTCAATAATTTCCGCATTTAAATCAAATGTGAAATTTGGAGCCGAAGTGATGCTAGCTGACAAAAGCAAGTTTATAGAATTGCTGTTGTGAGTCAAGTCTATAGCTGCTATTTCACTAGCAGGCCATTCGTGTCCGTTCCTCAATGGAGCTATGTATACATAGATCTTATCAGCAGGTGTCAATTGAATCAGGGGAGTGTTGAGGCTGCCTACTAATGGTATTGTCGCAGTAAGTGAGTTCGGGAGGAATGAATCAACTTCTGGGGTTACGTCCGTGAAACCATAACCACCATTCTTCTCTCCGCTAATATAAATCCTATACTGATCTGCATGAGCGACACCACTCCAACTGAGTAAGAGGGCCACAGTGTCCTCGATGTAAACTGCTCTTTCTATGATTGGTGTTTCAGCGTAGTAGTTGATTATCGGGAAAGCTCCTAAGGACATATGTCTTTCAACAATCTTTTCTATATCGACCTTTGTGAAGTTTCCTCCTGCCTCTTCTAGTAGAGAGAAGGGGAGATCAATAGTAAAGCTTCCAAGAAGCGGGATAGAGCGTCCGGAGACAGAATCATCCGAGAGCCACTGAAGCTCTGGATAATCTTCTAAGAGCTTCGGAAGATTGCGCTCTATCTCGTCAGTAAGTCCCCCGCCCTTTTCTCTGACATCAATAAAGGTTAAATCATTAAGAGACGCTTCTCTGCTGATTGAGATTACACCAAGAATTAATACTTTGTTATATAGATTCTTGAATCTATCGAAGGCCGTACCTTCTCCTTCGGCCAGTCCTTCTATTAGGCCAGGATCTCCAAGCCTAGAATCAGACCAAGCAACAATATTGTCATCTATGTCAAGTATGAGGTGGTGAATGGCGACCCTTGATTCGTCCAATTGAGAATCGGGAAGAATATAAACCACTGCTCTTCCTGTTAGCAGCTTCCTGTTATGAAGAGGATTCAAGTTGAGAGACATATATGTAAAGTCTCGGACTTCACGGTAGGCTCTGATGAATACTCTGTCTGTTGGCAAAAGATCAATTGGGAGACTGATGATCCCCTCTGCTTTATTAATTGAGATGTCGGAATCAGAGAAGCTCGATAGTGGGAATTTTATGATGCCCCCTTGCGCCTTCCACTTTCCAAAACGATCCACCCAGAAGCGTCTTGGTCCCGATGCGGCAGACGTGTATCCGGACTTTGGCGCCAAGGTGTCATCTGTCACTAAGAACTCAATACGATGCTGAGAGTCGACAAGTAGATTTCCGAATGGAGATAGTACGAGCCTGTTCGTAATGACCTTACATTCTTGTGTCCCACTGTATTGTATGGGCTCTACTGGAGTGAAGGTCTGAAAGTGATACTCTGGGATACTATATTTTTCCCATGATCCATCAAAAACAGAGACTAGTTCGCCATCAGTGATGCGCAAATACCATGGCTCTGTTGAACGGGCGAGTACAGGCTTCTTCAATTTTATCTGAGAGTCATGATTCAGCTTTAGGTAGAACGGACCCACCCCACTGTAGAGAATTCTGAATCTAAACTTAGAGCCGATCTGTCTTACTGTGTATAGTCTTTTACTACCTAGAGGCCAGTCGAATAGAGTGGCTTCTTTGAATGCTGGAGTCGTCTCAAGCAAAGAGAATACCGGAACCCCAGCATTCGTTGTGTAGCGGATGTAATAGACTCGAACCCGGTTAGAGATTGGATCTATGTCAGGATAGAAGTTGTGATAGACAGCAACTTCTGAGTCCTGGACGATAACTCTGAAGGTATCTGGCCTGACTGGATTCATATCCTGATCCACTATTTCCGGGCTAGCGGAGAAACCTTCGGGCAGGATGTGCTTATAGAATAGTGGATGGGGCTCGCCGGTCGTGTCCGTAGTAGTAATATCGGTAATGAGAGCGTAACGACTTGTTAAGTCAAAGACCTTATCTGTGAACCTTTGCAAGAAGCGAACTGCATAAGAATTCTCGAGAATAGAAAACCCACCAGGAATTTCATATAGATCCTTGATCTGAATATTCTTAGATGATGTCTCTGGCATCCCAACAAAAGATATGGGGACCTGATGTGGCTGTGGTTTACCAACATAGACCAGATGTCTGTAATCTTCCTGTATAGCGATTTGGATATCGCATACTTGTCTTGTGGTGGTGACATCAGTGATGCCAAATCTGATTGGAAGCATTCATCTCTCCGTTAAGGTGCATTTGTGTCGGGTGCATAGCCTAGTCCTCTGAATGTATAACAAGGAGGAGCTTCGTTCAAGCCATTTCTATATGCTACCCAGGCTACCGCCGCAGTTCCGGTTGCTGTGGTTGTCCCTAGGCTAAAAGCTCCAGCAGCCCCCTCATTCGAACCAGAAGAGGCAACAAGCGCCGAGCAAACTGCTGTCCCAGCATAAACTTCTCCGAGCCATAGTTCACACGTAACTTTGCTCGTCGTTGGCGCAGTGTTGTCCGTATCTGGAGAATAAACCCTTAGGGTAATCGTAGTCCATTCGGATATGATTTGCGCTGTCATCGGATAGCCAGCGATACCCCCGGTTGATCCATATAGACCTAAACCATTTGTCCCAAAACAGAGTCGGAATAGTTTTCCAAATGCTGTAAACATGATCCATGAACCTGGATCGTTAGAAGCATGCGCCACTGTTAATTGGACCTTGGCTCTTATCTCGAAGCTATTCGATGGAGCACTTGCCGCTAATGTTCTATAGGCAAAGGCTGAGCTAGAAGATGTCGTGACAGTCCAGGCTGACACACTGTCAAATGTGGAAATAGCGTTTGTTGTTGCGCTTCCGCTTGTTGACCATCCGGTACTGCCATCTGCGGCTTCCCACACTTCGGTCCATTCATCTGATGCATATGGTGAGCCTGCAGAAATCCCAGTCAATAGGCTCCCGTCTACTGCTGGAAGTTTTCCAGTATCGTTTAGTTGGGGGATATTGTTCGCACCCGTTCCTACATTTAGAGTGGCAGCTGTCCCGAGACCCAGGGTGGTCCTTTGTGCAGCAGCATCTGCATCGTCTAATAAGGCTCTACCTGCCGCCGTCAATGTTCCAAAAGTCCAGACTCCTTCTGCTACACTATAAATGAATTTATCTGCTGCAGAGACAACACCTAAATCAGATATATCGGTTAGTGCTGCAGATGCTGCCTGCCCACTTCCAGTGGCGCTTCCAAGCATTCTCGTGAAAGTTAACGTAGTGGTATCTAGCGTAATGGAGCCAGGGGTGGAGAGTGCGAATCCGTTATCAGCATTCGTACTTCCCTCTGTTACCCAGAACCAATCCCTCTCCTCTGTCTCTGTAGACGTGTCCATATCTGGTGAACGAGTCAGGACCCAAGGAGTAGAACCGTCTCCGACTGTTGTTACGATGTACAGACCATTCTGAGAGCCGGTCGATTGATTCTTTACTAGAACCTTGTCTTCTGCAGATAGGCTCACGCCATCGATAGACAGAGCTGCATTGGCCCCCGAGTTGGTGAGGGTCTTTCCCTCTGAACTATATGTGGCTGTAAGATTTGCAGTAGTGGCAACGCGAACAAAATAGATATTGCTCAAGCCGCTAATGTTAGTCAGCGGCTCTATGAGTCCCGTGCTCGGATTTATTCCATAAGGTTTTCCAGAAAATGACATGTCAACCTCTTAAAAGACGTAACGAGACTTTAGCTGGAGAGATATTGATTTTGGCTTGAAATCTGCTGGTGCAGGCTGGTCTGTACTAGAGTCATAGATCCTAACTGCAAGGCTATCTCCGTTAGAAAGGTTGAGCTCAATTGGCTCGACCAGATCGATCCATGTGTCAATATCCGCATTTGCAATATTTACTGTTGTGGTATCCCCTTCATCGTTGGTTAAATAGACAACAGCGTCATCGAGCGTGTCGATTCTTGCCTTTACCGCCGTGACATATACGATTGAATCGTCTTCGCTAAGTGCGGAAGAAGGAGAAGTCCATCTACTGTCCCAATATGAAATAGACAACTCTTCGACTCTATCCTGGAGCCTACGGAATCCGACTGTTGCAACTTTTCTAAACCAGTCTGTCTCATTGTCTCCGGTCTCTTCTACGACTAACCTACCCGTCTCAAAATAACGAGTATATATTTCGTCAGTGATGATCCTTGTATAATCTGTGTCAGGGCCGGAATAAAAATTGAACACTCCATACCAGACAGATTCATACTCCTCATCATCAGGATCCATCTGCCAGTCCCTGCCTAATTCAGAGGCTATGCTAATCTCTCCTTTTCGGTCAGCCCATGTCTCTCCTCCGAATCCAATTCCATGACCAGATCCAGTTGAGCCTGCAACATGAAATTTCGAAGAGGCAACAACTGCTCCGCCTACTTCAGTATCTCCTTCAGCGCCAAAAGAGAAATACGCGTCCTCGGCATTAATCCATCCACCGTTGTTCTTGTCTCCAACAAATAAATCTCCGCCAATTCTGACAGACCTCCCCCCAAGGAAAATCTTTCCACTATCTCCGCCATCCCCCTGAGACGTACTTGTGTCTGTTACGTCAAAGAATAGGTTGGGCGCTTCATCCCCAAAACTGCCAAGATATATTTTATGAGAGCTTTCACCATCATCATTTGGAGAGTTTGTGTTGTTCGCTGTAGCAGTTGCTGCCCCAATCAGAAGTGCACCTAAGAATGCATTATCTCTATTGAGAGTGTCGTCATCTTCAAGGAATCCGGCCCTCAATAGATATTGCGGAAAGGGGCTCCATGGGGTTTGAGACTCTGTGTATTGTGATGGGTTGAATCTATTGGATATAGAGGCGGCATAAATAAGACTATCTTCTCCGGCCCCGTCATGAGCATGTTTGGCCACCCTGGCTCTTACATGGGCTATAGCATCTGCGAGACCGACTCCCGCAAACGCAATAATATATCTTACAGATAAGTCCTCCTGCCCTTCTATTTGGTGAGGAAGAGTATAGCCTTCTGGAAGCTCAATTCTGACGTGGCGACGATCGCCCTCATCAACAAAGAATCGGATTTGTTCTTCTGAGTTCTGGTTGACAAGACGGATTATTGTCGATCCGTTTGCGATCCAAAGACTGCAAAGGCCTTCTGGGATTTGACCAGATTCATCAGCAACTCCAAGTTCAAAGATGTACGGGGGGACTGTATATCTAGGCGCGTGGTCTTCGACCCATTGTACGGTTCCTGAGATCAGATTGAGTGGAGTGCTGTTTGACGTGTCAAATGGAAGTGATGGGTTCATAGCACGTCTTATTGTTGGCATCTCAACCCATAGTTCTGAATCTTCTTCTTCAATCGTACATAGGGTTGTCAGAACATCATCGCCAGCGCCACCTGTAACGACAGATGCAATCTCATATATATTTGGTACAACATTTGCCCCAGAGCTAGGGCCATAGGTGTCGTAATAGTCGGTGGCATTATTTGGGGCGCTGTCTGGATCTATCTCATATTGAATTTGGGCATCAACTGGAAGCATGGTCGTTGTGTATATCTTGCGAGACCAGTGAGTCCATTGGTTGGTCCCAGTTAGATTAGCACCAGGATTTGACGCAGATCCCACGTTCTTTTTTGTCCATCCACTTATAGTCCCCGCCCCCAATGTTGTTACGGTTGAGTCAGGAATGAAACTCAGAAGCGCCTCTTTCCCTCCTGAGATGGACTCAACTACTCTTGGTAGGTTCTCGTCAAAATCCGCAAGACCATACTTCAATCCTCG